ACTCGATAAATATGATCAAAGCAAGGGCTCTAAAGCCTTTTCTTATTTTAGCGTTATTACAAAAAATTGGTTTATCCACAAAGTAAAGAAAAATCAAAAACAGGTAAGGAGAGAAGTAGATATAAATGAAATATCCAGCGCGCTAGAGATTAAATATCTTGCAACCTATAACGAGTATATTGATAAGCGCTCAAACGATGAGTTTTGGAATCAATTATGGACAGAAATTAAATCTTGGGATTCCGACGCTTTAAAAGAAAATGAAAAAAAGGTATATGAAGCAATTAAAATATTATTAGCAAGCCCTGACGACATAGAAATTTTTAACAAAAAAGCTATTTATCTATATATCAGAGAGATAACCGGATTAAACACAAAACAGATTGTTAATAATCTAAATAAAATGCGAAAAAGATATCGCACGTTTAAAGAAAAGTGGAATGAGGGAGACTTATGAAGAAAGATCTTGAAACATTAATAGACGAAGCATTACAAAATATTAGAGATGATAGACAGCTCGCGAGAGAATTATTAAACGATACTGCAAATTTAATTGCGACCAGCCCAGACGATAGTCGATATCTCGGGCCCGTTGCTGCTAAACATGTTGAAACTTTGCAAAGGTCCAATGAGCAGCTTGTGAAACTTATTTCAATTACGCAAAAAGAAGAAAATAGCGTTAATTCTCTATCAGATAAAGATAAGCAAGATTTGTTTGATATTATTAAGGAGAATAATGCTTAATGGCCGACAATGATGCCCCTAAAAAGTCTCGTTTAGGTTTTTTAAATCCAATCGCCGGCGGCTTCGAACAGATTATCGATGGTGTTCGCGACGCCGGCGTAATGTTTCAGCAAACCTTAGAAAATATCCGCCGCGGCCAGGAACTCAATATTTTTAGAGGAACTACCGATTATAAGGCTATAATTGTATCCACGCCTCAAATAATCAGAGCCAAGGATCCCAACGATGTGCTTGACAAAAATCATTATCAATTTAGAGCCAGAATTCCGGAAGTCCATGCCGAAATTCCAGATCCTTTTTGTTTCATGGAAGTCGGCGGCACTGGCAACAGCGACGACACCAAGACCCGCGGCGACGAATCCGAGGCCTCCAGACATCGTGCAAAACATCCTTTGTTTGTTTCTGACGATTCCGCCCAGGACTCGATCGACGGCCTAGTCATTGGGGATATTGTCTGGGTTAGTTATAAAAAGGGCCCCGGATCGAGTCGAGGTATAGGTGGCAAATTTCTAGCTAGAACCCGTGAGGCAAAATATAGTGGTTATGAACAAGATTGCGCGGATATGGTTAATAAGCCAGCCAGCAATTGGTGCGGCTTGTGTCCCGGAGCGGCCGGAGATCCTAATAGCTGTTATCCTAACGCTGGGGGATCTGGTGATACCTATGAAGGCGCGCCAGCTGTATTGAGCGACGGCTATGGCAATACTCCATATAAGTCAGGCCACAGTGTCGCCGCCGATGCAAAAAGTGGCCCTTGTTCAGAATTATATTATGAAGATAAATATGGCCTAGGCGTTGGCAAGCCACAAGTTAGTCCTTGTTGTTGTGGGCAAACTATTAAATGGGGGGCGGCTTATGATCCAGACGCCAATACGACCTGTCCAGAATCGCGTGGCTGCCATTCATTGGTGTTAAAAAGTAGCTCGAAAGATGCCGGCGGAGCAGATTATAGTGTTGTTGATAAGTATGCCAAGGGTGAAGGTGGAATTTTAAATTGTAGCACCGGCGCCTATATCAGATATGAAGTATCACCAGCATCGTTAAACACATTGGTTAAACCTTTATGGCTAGCCTTTATTGCCGAAGTTAAAAGAGTGGTGGGAGGCGGCATAGGATTTAGTTATACATCTGTTAGAAGAAGCGTAAAGCATCAATGGATTTTATATACAGGCCGCCAGGGCATGGGCCCCAGAAGTGGTATTTATTTTCCAAGCAAGCCGATGGGGGCTAAAACAGTCACCGGCCACAGAGCTGGCGCAGCATGTGATGGCAAGTGGACAATCGCGAACGAATCGGCTATGAACCCCGGATGGAGTGGTTTAAGTTATCTTCAATTGTGTGATAAAATTAATACAGAAATAGCTGGTAACAGATCGCCATCTAAATTCGGAATTGGATGGTTTGGTGACGGAGACGATGTTCATTGGGAAATGTATTATGCCTCTATTGATCCAGATACCGGTAAGGGGGTCGCCCCGGGACAAGGCGGAACAATGACTAAATTATCAAGCCGCAGCCTAGGGTTGGCCGCCATAGGCGAGGCCGCCTGGAATTATTATTTCGGACTTCATGGTTCTAATTCTTGCAACTGGCATGAAGATCTTGTAGATTTACCCTTAGAGTTTTTAGTAGACATGTGTCCCACTGGAGAGTTAAAATGTTTGGCACAATTGGGTGACCCATCTACATATGATCCTACCGTACTTCGAAGTGGAATAGTTTCTGAAGAGACACTATCAGCCAGCATCTTTGGTGTTGATTCCTCCGCGGCCCAGCAAATGACCGATCTTGATTTGGCCGCCATGGAACAAGATCTGGGAATAGCTGCAGCTCCCGGTAGCGAGCATTTGGATTTGGCTGTCTTTGATGATGAAGAGGACTTTCAGTGGGACGATCCTTACGATTCGCAAGCTGGGCCTCTGGCCGTTAGATAAATTAAGGAAAAACAGATATGGCAGACTGGAAAACAAAAAAACAAGTAGATACAGCTAATTGGCCTCAACATGTTAAAGATGTAATTAACGACCCAGTTGGCATGCGCAAAAGAATTCAAGAAACTCATACTCTTGGAGTCGCAAACACAACATTAAGTGAGCCCCGCCCAGACTATTTTTTCACTCCAGACAGTGATGAAAAACATATGGGAGGCAAGGCTAATACACATATTATTTTCGGCAGAGATCAGCCCAATAATGCTTGGAGTGGCCACGGCGGCAGCGGTCACACACAAGCTGGATCAATTGCTTTAATTGCGGGAATGTCCCCACATGTCAAAGATGAAACTTTGGTCAACAAGAATGCGATTGATGATTCTGCAATGCTTTATATATCACAAAAAACCGATGTAGATACAAACTTTGGTTTAGCCGAGGGTGAAATTGGGAATATTTCAAACAGATCAGCAATTGCTATAAAAGCAGATGGTGTTAGAATTATTGGCCAAGAAGGCGTTAAGATTACTACCGGTGGCGCGCAAAATACAAAAGCTCGAAGCCGAGATGGTGAATCGAGTGCAGCTTTAAGTTCGTTAGATGCTGTGTTTACCGAGAGAAATTCAGACGGCGGCTTCTCCGCACAACCGGCGCCGGGAATTGAATTGATTGCTGGAAATAATACTGAAAAACAAAAAATAGGTTTTATAGGAAAAGCTTTGGGCTCCGATAGCGATGAAGTTAGTACTTTGCAGCCAGTGCCTTTAGGTGATAACTTAGCGGACTGCTTAATTGAAATGTCAGATATCATATCTAAATTAAATGGAAAAGTTGCTGATTTTGCACGCGCACAAAGTAAATTTAATGGTGCAATCATGACTCATACACACCAGCTGATGCCTCTTCCTGTCCCTCCGTTTTTGATGGCCGGCCCATCATTAAAATTGGGTGCTGCTGGTATTAAGAATGCGGTCTCTATGATTACTAAAGTTCATGCTGGACTAATAGCGCACAAACTGGATATAACTTTACACCAAATTAATTATTTGCGAGATTTCGGATCTCAATGGATTTGTAGTGAAAACGTTAGAACAACCTAGGTATTAAAATGGCAGATATAACATTTAAAGATTTTCAAGCAACAATAGTAACAAATAATGATGGAACGGATATTGAAGTTTCAATTGAATGTGTTGATTTTATTGAAACCGCTGTTCCCGAAGAGGTCTGTCCGACTTGTATCCCAAACCCAAAGGCTATAGAGCCAAATTGGAAAGTTATAGCTCCTTTAAAAATTGCTGCCTCAAATATTAATTACACCGATACAAATGCGGCCGCTATTGAGCCAGATAGTATTGGCGCGCCATATTTAAACGAAAAAACTTGTGAATATTCAATCGCTGTTCGAACTCATTACGAGACAGCAACTGCAGCCACTGACCATACCGGAGAAGCAACAGTAATTGATGCAATCAATAATCCATGGTATAACATGCAACACTATGTCGAACCAGCAATCCGTGCTTTATTACGATATTATGGCAAATTAGAAACAGATAGTATTTACGATTCTGATGGAGAGGTGATAAGCATTGGAACAGTTGATGCTTTAAAAATCGTCACTGCTGCAGTGGACTATTATGTTCCATTTAGACCGCTATTAAATATGACAGTGTTGGTGACTGTTCCAGCTTTAAATTTCGATCAAATAGAAAGCGAACCTGAAGAGACCGAAGAGCTAACATCACTGGGCGATATCGAATTCGAACTACAAAACTTAAGAGGATACACGAGAAGGACAACAAGAGTGTTCAAATTATATCAAAGATATTTATCTGAGTTTGAAAAAGAATATGGTGGCGGTTTGTTTTTCGAAGATCAGACTCAACTGATAATAGCAACACCAGTTAAAAAATCTCCAACCCATCCAGACTGGAATGAGAATAATGAAAGTTTTCATCTTAAACAGGTTGTAACTTCGATCTTTGATTTTATTTTTTCAAGAGGATATAAAACCCGAGGAAAACCAAGAGCCGGCCAAAAAGTTGCAACTTCTATAAAAATTGGATTTGAAACAGAATATTCTGGACTATCTTATATTAAAATTATAGAAAAAGGGTGCGAAGACAATGCTAAAACTTTTTCTGGAAATAAAATTATATCTTTGACAGAAAACGAATCATTTAAAAGACCAACAACTTTAGGATATTTAGCCAAATTATCAGACATGAATGAAGATTTGTTAGCTAGAGAGCCTACAGACTATTTGACTTTTTTGAAAAGATATACTTATCCCAGTTTATCCGTTAATTATGGTTCATCGTTACCATCGCAAGAAGATGAAAGTTTAATATCTTGCATCTCTAATAATTTAAATATCGATGAGTCCCTGGAAGCTGGTCTCAAAGCTATCGTTAAAACGCCCGAAATAATTCTTAAGAGATTTAGTGAAAAATTGTGTAAGTCCGCCGCCGAAGCTATGAAAACGGAAGAGGAGGAAGGAGAAGAAGGAGAAGAGGGCGATGATAGTACTACTGATACATCCTCAATATTTCCCCGGGTCTCAAAAAGAGAAAGTAGAAGACTTTTTGTTAATACTGCCATTGAGTCAGCAATGGAGGAATATTATAAAGACGACACTATATTTGACGAATTACACGAAATTTTAGCCACAATAGAAGGTGAAGATGTAAAAGAAAAATTAAAAGAGTTTAGAAAAGAATTCTTAGGCAAGATCAAGCAGTGCGGACTTTATTCTTTTATGCTCAGAGGCATTCAATGTTTGATGGGAGGTATGTCTTTAACTGATTCCTTATATGTCATGATCGAAGCTGCGCTAAAAGGTATGGATATTGACGGCATGCATAAATTGTTTGTCGGATTGCCATTGAATGCACAACTTGAGATTGAAGAAAAAGTTAAAGAAAAATTAGCCGAAAGGCTTGCAGACAATCAAGATATATATGCTCAAGATGGCACCGGCTTTGTCGGCGGCTTATTTGGCACGGCCATGGAAAATCCCTACAACGGCGCGCCTTTTATAATTACTGGCCCAACTGCAGAAGGATATAAAGCAGGGCCCGGCTGGTATCAAATTAAAGTCTCTACCCTCACCGGCGGCCCGTGTTCGCCTCCTGGAACGATTTGCGATACTAGTATAATGAACCCCAACGTAGGCTCCATCGACAGCGATGGGGCATACCAGCCCCGCGATGTTGCGACTTATGAATCTCATCCTGAAGGATATTGGTTCACCGAATCAACAATGAAATCATATCAACAAATTAATGGATCCTATGAACAATGGGTCGTTGATTACAGTTTACAAGCTAATGGATCATTTATGGATCAGATTCGTGCCAATGGTACGAAGCAAACACCTAATTTCTCCGGAGAAGAATTATTTGGAAATATCTCATCCGATATTGGAAAGGAGCTGCAAGCTACCTCAGCCGCTACCAAGCCAACAGCAACAAGAAGAACTCTGGCGCCATCAAGATCCGGCGGAGCTTATAACGCAGCCGGCGGAGATAGCATCCCTGGAATTATTATAACCGCATATATTGAAGCCATTTTAGAATATTACACCACATCGGGAACATTGGAAGAATTATTAGAGAGTCTACAAAGATTTCCAGGCGCCGAAATTGTATTTAGAGTTTTAAAACAATTAGATTGTTCTGTGCCGCCACTTTTCGATCCTGGAGTTCCCGATTTTTTAAAATCGCTTGATATTGCTGTTTGCCGATCACAAAGAAAATTAGTTATACCAAAATTCCAGAATCCAAAAGCTTGGTTGAGCGAATTGGATCCATTGGCCTATCTTAAAGAGGTAATTATAGATAGAATAGAGACGATAATCTGGGACTTAATGGTTGCTTTGGTAAAGAAGTTAATGGAAGTAGTAGGAAATGCACTGTGCAAAGCTTTGGAATTGGTTGGAACGATTGTAAAAGAAGCATTTACTCCGGGAGAAGCAAGCCTAAGATCAATAATCCAAGAAGTTATTTGTGGATCAGAGGCGACCGAAGAGGACATAGATCAGACAATTGCCGATATTTTTAATTCAATCGGTGGCGCTGAATCAACTGCCAATACAGATGCTGTTAATTCTTTAGTTAATGATTTATCAAATGGGTTAACAAGAAATGAAATGACAGATCTGTTAATAGGCAGATCAAACCAGACCGCAACCAAAATAGCAAAAGAAATTATAGACCAAGAGCATACAGAGTTTTCAGCCGTTTACAGCTCAGAAAGCAAAATAGCTAATTTGTTTGGTATAATTGGAAAAGCGATTCCAGCCGAATATCTAGATATTTTAGATCACCTAGACGAAAGAGATACTCCTCTTGGCGGCATGCCAGTCAATACTGCCAATTGTTTAAGCAGCGAACAAAAACGCGCCTTTGATCAAGCCAGAGCCGGCATTTTAGATGGAAAAGGCGAATCTAAAGAGTTTATTAATGAATTAGTCGCTAAAGAAAACGAACAAGCGATTAAAGATCTATCTGATCTTAGCGGTGTTATGCAAAAAGGACTAGGCAGTTATATTGCAGAGAACATGCCAGATATTATGGCAAAAACAAATTGCGACATTGATACAGGTAGAGCTATTATTGCCGCAGTTCCTAAAGAATTAGTGGCAATAAATGATGAAATAATGGATAAAATGTTTCAACTAGTATTTCTTCAATTAATGGATGATCTGGTGGGTAAAAAAGGTTTTCTATCATTGGTTTTAAGTGATACGTTAGGGAACAATTACCCAGAGCATATAAGAAAAGTTTCAAATCAAGACGATTATGTTAACAGCTTCAGAGACTCCGAGGATAGTGATAGAGTTTCTGTTAATAGAGAAAAGGGATATCATCCTTTTACTATTGCAACTTGGTTAGCTCAACAAATATTAAAAAATACTGCATTCAACATTGGTGGCATGGCAACGGCTCTATCAACACCACATGGTGGAGGGCCTTGGAGCACAAATGGAATGAGCACCACCTCACAATCTGAAGTGTCTGCCATCTTAAGTACAGGAGAAACCATAACAGCGACCGTACCAGAAGAACAAAATTATAATTTAAGATTGGAATATCAAGACAACAATGATGGCCAAGGCTCAACGACATATGCTGGAATTGCAGCCGATTATGATTATGGCTTTTATTTAGATTATTATCAATCAGTTGTTGCAGTACAGTCTGGCGTTAAATATGGCACTGCACCGGGCACGATACCAAATGCAGTTGTAACAGATGATATTAGTAGGATTAAAATTACTGAATTCAACCCAAATACAAATTCTGTTAAATATGATTTTTATGTTATGGGATCTTTAGATGAAGATGTTTCTGAACTAAAGGCAACATTTGACTTGAGTGAAGATACCACGGTTGATACACTGGGTGGAACCGCCAATGCTTCAACAAATCTATCCACCTCTCCACAGAGTTATGTTTTTTCACAATATGTCGATGGAATATTATCGACAGTCGGCATGCCATCTTTGGCGGCCGTGCTTAGAAATTCAGATTTCAATTATGTTTCAGATAAATTTGTCAGCAGACTACTGCAATCAATTGCCATAAATCCATCTGATGAGACTTATGGCCTCACGCCAGCATTCATTTACGGTAAAGAGATTGGCGAATTAACTGATATTGATTTAGTTTATGTTAAGCCTGATGCCGATGTATATTCATCAAACACCGGCGCCGATGAAGTCAGCTCAGAGGATTTATATAACATAGAAGAAGAGTTACAAATTTTGGGTCGCAGTGCTACAGATCCTGGCGATGGCAGCTCTAGAGTACATTTCTTAGATCCGGCTAAATATGGCGGCCGCTATAATAATCCTCCGATCTATATTGGCCCTCCTAAAAATACGGGCTGGTTGGCGTTTGCAAAAGGCGTTATGCCAGAACTGGATGGATGTGAGCCGTCAAAAGCGCAGTTAATTAATTTTAACGATATTAAAGAAAGGGTCAATGAATTACTTCAGAGCATACCCGATGACGAAAGATTATCTATGAATCCAGATTGTGTTACGGAAGTGCCATATGCTAGAATTATGAATTCTTCAGCCATAGCCGGAATAGAGGGTTCAATACTGGCAACAATACGAATTTATGTTGCAGAACACATGGTAAAGGCCATGGCCACATTTAGTAAATTTCAAATCATATCTCCAGATGTTTTTGATGATACCTTTGTGCAATATATAATAGCAGTCATGGAAGGGGATCTGAAAGAATATGGAAAGAAAATTGGACCGCTTAAAGATGATGGATATTGGCTATCATTTTTAGAACAAGCTACACAGGCCACCGGCAGAATGGTGGAGAGCGAAGAAATGGAGATTATAGACGGCTCAGCTGAAGATATTGCAATCGTTACTATTGAAGACATGCAAGATATATATGTGTATCCAGGCCGCGATGAATGGTTGGGAAAGACTAGATCTGGCTTAATGTTCAATGAAACTGTTATAACTGCTGCTTTGATCGCCGGCGGCCTTTTATTGCCCGGTGTCGGATTGCTTACGGCTCTGGGAGCAGGGCTTATAAGCGGAGCTTTGACTGGTGGAAAAATCGCTGACTCTGTGAACGAGTACATGTTAAAAAATAATTTTGATGATGACGTTCCACCATGGTATGCGGATCGTTTACAAATTGGATCAAAATTAACACTAAAAGCATATCGAGAAACTAAAAAGCTTTTATATATTGAAAATACACAAGATTCTGCAAAAGTGCTATTAGGAAGACTAGTCAAAGATCAAATGAAAAGCCTAGCACAAACCTTTAGAGATCAAATGTATTTGTATGAACCCAAATTAACTGCCAAGATTCACGATATTACAAAACATTTTATTGGCACTAGCAAAATGTGTTACGGAAGTTCTCTGAGAGCCGACCTGTTTAATTATGATGATCCTGATCCAATAACTGGCGAATATGCCGCAGAATATTCTTCCGCAGCATATGACGGTGTTGGAGATGTTTTGGATGTTGCTGCTTGGGCTGGAGATCAAACCGGCGAAGAAGTAAAATCTGAAGGTCGCACAAATCCGTTAGATGGGCTTGAGCTTTCTGAATTATGTTTGTCTGATTTTGCTGATACTGCCGTCGAGGATGCCCCTTACTATAAATATGCTGATATTATATATGGTATTAATCCATCCGAAGTCGATCCAACAAGCAATAATCTTGCCTCAAACCGCGCTAGCTCAAGCGATGAAGAGACAATTAAATCTTCAGCAAGCACTGTCCTGGGCGGGTATTCGTTTAAAACTGGAGAGTTTATTGTTGAGAAATATATTTATGTTGAAGACAAAATTGAAGCTGGAATGCAGTTTGATATTGATGCAAATTATCCAAATGAAATTATAGACAGAGCAACTTATCTTCGTAATGTGGTTAATTTAAGTGAATTTTCAGCTTATTTAAAGGGAGACCAACCAGGAGCGGCAGGCTTTCCCGTAAATGGAACAATGGAGTCGCCTAATGGCATTCCAGATGTTGATTATGGATATGGTCTAATTGGAGGAGCAAACCCTGTCATTGATCCCGAAGCTTTAATATCTGATTATTTTGGTAATTTACGCTATATTTACGATGATGCCGATGTGGACCAAGCAACGCCTACCGGAATTGAAGGATCAATTGGTTTGCGTTATGGTTTAAGAATTTCCTATATTCCAAGTAAAGATTTTGTAACTGTAATTGAGCAACATAATGATGGCACTTCCAGCTCAGATCCCACAGGGGAATATAAAAATATTTTATCTTCTGAAGGTCTTCGTGATGCTGCTCAAAGATATAAAGCATTCCTGTTAGAATCGCCATCGGCTTTTGAGCTTGGAGTGGATGTTAACAATTTAGAATTCAATGATCGTTATCAGGCTATAGCCATGAGTTCAAAATATTTAATCCCACTAGTTTCGGCAGAAATAGATGTAATTGACGGGCCCATAGGCGAATTCTCAATTAATAATTATGATATGGCCTGCTTGGTTGATAAATTAGTTCAAATGCCTGAGTTTAAATTGTTATTTAAATATGCGTTTCCTTTAAACAGATTCCTTTCAATCGTTGGAATTTATAATTCCGAGGGATTCTTACCATCTATCGGACAAATTACAGAAAATTATAGATCTACCGATGCCGATGGGACTGGAGTTTATGGATGGAGAGAGAGTGACAAAACTGAAGCCACCGATCCTAGAACAGTTGGCGAATGGGATTCTAACGCGCATGACGGTACGATAATTCAAAGTAATTGGGATAGGTGGGACAAAACCGCATTTGAGAGCACAAAGAAAAGTCTAAGAGATATGTTTTTGGCTTTTTATAATGAAAGAGATTTTGACTATAAAGACGAATTCGAACGCAGAAAGTTGGTTGATCTTCTGAAAGATATGGGTATTGGCGGATTAATGAACGAAAGAATGAAATGGCGCCAAAGAAAACGCGTTAAAGATAGGCCATTTAATAGTCAAGATGAGGCTTGTGATGTTTATAAGTTGACCTAAAGTCGTTGATTAAATTAAAATAAAAACAAATGAATGTTCTAATTATTATTTGAGGAGTATACAGTATGGCCAGTTTTAGTGGAATCGCCCCGCGATTACCAATACACAGAGACAGTGAATCGGGAATCGCACTAACACAAACAATTAGTGAAAATACCCGGCAAAATTTAAAAATGTTATTATTAACGTCCCCCGGCGAAAGAATAATGCATATTGATTATGGCGTTGGGATTAGAAGAATGCTGTTCGAACCAAAAGGAACAGTTATACGACTTTTAAATTCTAGAATTAGATCTCAAGTTAAAACATATATGCCCTATGTTACAATAATAGATCTAGAAATTCATACGGAAGATGAAGGTAATCTATCTGGTTTTTTAAAATCAATCTCGCGCGGAATCGGTACTGGCATGATATCAAACACGCTAGGTTTGGCTATAAAATATAGAATTAATCGCGCCGCCACTGATGATTGGATAATTATAGCCACAGGAACTGCCGCCAGTGAAGTGCCATATGTTGCATTTGCCTCTCAACAGGCGTCGTCACCATATGGTTCATAACTTACTTAAGATACAAATAAAAGGAAATATAAATGCCAAGTCGACCTAAAAAATTTGCTTTTGCTGGTGGTAATCCAAATCCCATAGATTATACTAGTCGCGAGTATGAAAGTATTCGTCAAGATTTATTAACATATGCGAAAAGATATTATCCCGACTCTTTAAGAGATTTTAGCGAAAACTCGTTTGGTTCATATTTGATAGATTCTATATCATATGTAGGAGATATTCTCTCATTCTATATGGACTATAATGCTAATGAGGCATTTTTAGATACTGCTAGTCAATTTAATAATATTGTTAGATTAGCCAAAAATAGCGGATATAAATACCCAGGAAGATCTTCTGCTTATGGCGTTATAGCAATGTATGTTATTGTGCCATCCAATAATGCCGGCACCGGTCCAGATCTGGATTATCTAAAATTAACAATTAAAAGAAACACTAGAGTTAGAGCAGATGGCACTGGCGCCTCATTTTTACTATTAGATAATGTTCGTTTTGATCGAGCTTATAATGATTCAGTTGTTGCAAGAGTGGATGAAACAACAGGAGTCCCGACTGCTTATGCTCTAAAATCATATGGCCGCGTTGTATCTGGTCAGTTCGCTGTAAAAAATATTACAATTGGAAATTTTCAAAAATTTAGACAAGTTATTATAAGTGATTCTAAGGTCTCGGAAATTTTAACTGTTGTGGATTCAGATGGAAATAGATATTATGAAGTTGATTATTTATCCCAAAATGTAATATATAGAGAAATTATCAATCCTGACGGTTCAACAGATGGCGTTCCATCTATTATGAAGCCCGTTGCCGTTCCAAGAAGATTTGTAACCGAACGTCATAGAAGCGATACGGTACTGCAATTTGGATATGGCTCGGAAGAAGAGTTGAAAAAACCATCTGTTGCTAATCCAAAAAACATTTTATTAGATGTTTTTGGAAAAGATTATTTTACAGATGTCAGTTTCGATCCATCTAAACTTATGGGAACTGACAAGTTTGGAGTTGGTCCGGCAAATACTACTTTAACGGTTACATATAGACAAAATTCTCCCGGTTCATCAAATATTCCAGCTGGCCGTCTTAAGACAGTCGCTTCTTTAAATTATGAATTTGATAATCCATCTAAGCTCAATCAAACAACTAGATCAGAAGTGTTAGCTTCTATAGAATGTTATAATGAATCTCCCATTGTTGGCGATCTGTCTGTTTTGTCAAAAGAAGATATTAGACAGCATGCTCTTGATATGTTTCCGACACAAAATAGAGCAGTAACAAAACTTGATTATGAAGCCATTGTTTATGCTATGCATCCAAAATATGGCTCAGTTAAATGCTGCGCAATATTCCAAGATCCAGACTCATTAAAAAGAAACTTGAATTTATATATCCTATCGGAAAATCAAAATCAACAATTGACCGTTGCTAGCGATGCATTAAAAAGAAATTTAAAAACATGGTTAATACGTTATAAAATGTTAAATGATACAATTGATGTACTGGACGGAAAGATTGTTAATATTGGCATTAATTTTACTGCTAAAATGTTGCCGGGCCGCGATCGAGAAAGTGTTTTAAATAATTGTCTTAATAGGATTAAAAATGCTACATCTCCGAAATATTATTTTGGAGAACCTTTTGATATAGCCAGAATATATAAACTTATTAATACCGTCCCTGGTGTTATGGATTGTTTAAAAGTTGAGTTAGTCACAAAATCAGGATCTCCATATTCTTCCACAAGATTTAATCTCGATAGAAACATATCTGCCGATGGGACTCAATTAAATGTTCCAAAAAACGTTATATTAGAGGTGAAATTTGCAAATGCAGATATTAAAGGAAGTCTTAGATAATGGGCATTAAAAAATACGTTGCAACAAAAGATAATACAATAACAAATGCTTATATGTTTAATTTAACCACGCGTGCTACCGGTGCAAGTATGGGTGCCTCCGATATTATTGAAGTGTTTTCAATTTACGGACAAAATTCTGCCTCCGCTGATGGATATTCTTCAGAATTATCAAGAATTTTGATTCAATTTCCAGTCACTGGAACGACTTCCATGTCAACAGATCGCACCAATGGTGTACTCCCCGCTAGCGGAAATGTTAGCTTTTACCTTAAATTATATAATGCAAGACACTCTCAAACAACACCTAGAAATTATCAATTAGCCGTAGAACCTCTAAATGCATTTTGGCAGGAAGGTTATGGTTTAGACATGGATGGCTATACAGACTTGAATTATGGCAACATTGGCTCAGACTGGGCAAGAGCAACTGACGCAGCTGCCTGGACCGCCCAAGGCGGAGATGTATTAGCTGCACCAGCCTCTCTTACAGTTAAGCAAAAATTTGATACTGGAGTTGAAGATTTAGAAATTGATATAACTCCATTAGTAGAATATTGGATCGCAGGAAGCCAAAATAACTTTGGCGTCCGTATAAAACTAGATGGATCATATGAAGCTTCAGGTAGTGGAAATACTAGCGGATCCGCCAGATCATATTATACAAAAAGATTTTTTGGAAGAAATACAGAGTTTTTCTTTAAGCGTCCAATGATTGAGGCTAGATGGGATTCTGCCACCAGAGATGATCGCGGTAATTTTTATTACAGCAGCTCTTTGGCAACAAGAAAAGATAATCTCAACACGCTCTATTTTTACAATTATGTCCGTGGCCAACTTAAAAATATTCCTAATCACGGCACGCCCGGAAAGATATATCTTAGCTTGTATTCCGGATCCGAAAACAATAGTCGACCTATGCCGGCCGGCGAGGCTTTAACCCTCTCTGTTGATACAGTTTTCGGAGGCTCCAGCAAGATGGTAATCACGGGTGGTCTTTTGCCGGGTAAAACTGGTATTTATAGCGCCAGTCTTGCGATTACAGCCGCAGTGACTGGAACAACCGTTGTTGGGCCACTTACAAAACTATTTGATGTTTGGCACAATGGTTCTGGTAGTGCTCAATCCGGTTATTTACAATTTCATACTGGCACGATTCATCCAAAAATCTTAAAAGGCTTACATTATGATCCGGATTTTACTTATATTTCTACAATTAGAAATTTAAAACCAATTTATTCAGACACAGAAACAGCTAGATTTAGAGTTTTTACAAGACAAAAGAATTGGTGCCCTACTATTTATACTAGAGCAACAAAAAATATTTCTGCAACATTAATCGATAGCGCCTCATACAAAGTCACCAGAGTAATAGACGGCTTAGAAGTGATTGGTCATGATACCGGTAGCAGTAACGATGCGTCGACACAACTATCTTTTGATGTGTCCGGAAATTATTTTGATTTAGATATGAAAATCTTAGAGCCTGGATATTCATACAATATAGGATTGGCATTTTATAATGGAGCAATTGGATCTTGGGTAGATCAACCACAAGCATTTAAGTTTAGAGTCGAGCAGGATGAGAAATGAGCATCAAAAAGATCTTCGAGAAACATAAAAACCTATCTAGCGGTAAACAGGACGAAGCTAGCGCATTTAATGAAATCGAATCTGTTCGGAACGCAGAAGAAATTATTGAAGCGCATAGAGAATTTGAGCCACCGGTAGTTTTTACATCGGGCGGAGCAAATTATGCAAAATTTGGATCCGCAGAAAAATATTTTATTGATTGTTTCTCTAGAATTTTAAAACAATATCCTTACGACGGCACCGAAGCCGAAAAGCAAGCTTATCATAATGAATCTACTTATCTTGATCGTTATGTTCTTAAGAACAAATATCCGACTACTACTGGATATGCAACACTTTCTGCAAATAATTGGGGAACTAGGGCCGCAATATCAGATGGGTATGGTACTCCCGGCTCAGCTTCTTTAGAATATATTAAAATCGTTGGCGGGCCACATAGTAATTCTTCTGGATTTGGTGGAAACTACAGTGGTGGAAAAAGCCAATTTACAATTCGAGAAACGTTTACTGGTTCAAACTTGGTTCAAGGACCAAAAACAAATCAGGCAAATGTATATAAAGATAGTAGCCCCCCAGAACATCCTGCGAGCCGGAAAGGCACAAGAGAAGGTAATTTAAGGACTGATTTAGATAATGGCATAACCGTTGAATTTTGGTTAAGAAAAGAAGGAATAAATACTGCTCAGACAAGCAGAGAGGCCATTTTTGATTTATGGAATGGCGTTGCTGTTGGTGAAACCGGCTATGGTAGATTTACAATTGAGTATAATTCGAGCGCTAGCGCATCTCCTTTAAGAGTCACTTTATTATCTGGTACCACGGGTGTAAGTGATAAAGTTGTAGGATCATCTTTAACATTAGCAAACACAACTGGAACTTTATCGAATGAATCTGCACCTTGGAGACATTACGCACTTTCCGCTGAAAATTCTGGCTCTAATTTAGTTTTTAAATTATATGTTGACGGTCAGCTCGATGAGACACAGACTTATGCTAGCAAGAATATGAATGAAATTACCGGAGCAATGATAGCCCATATCGGCGGATTGAGAACTGCTCCCGGTTATACAACTTCTTCTTGGGGTATGAAAGGCTGGGGCAAATTATCAGCATCAATGGATGAATTCAGGTTTTGGAAAGTCGCTAGAACTCACGAAGAGGTTGGAAGAAATTGGTGGACACAAGTTGGCGGTGGCACAAACACAGACACAGCAAATACTGAACTTGGAGTGTATTATAAATTTAATGAAGGGATTACCCAAACAGCATCCGTAGATAATACAGTGCTAGATTATTCTGGCAGAATATCAAATGGCTCATGGGTTGGATATGCTGCCGGCGCAAGAAATACCGGCTCTGCAATGGTCTCTGCATCTTTAACAAGAAACTTAACCTCGCGCTGGGGATGGGAAAGAGAAGATCCAATATTGTATTCTTTTCACCCAACGCTCAAAGATCGATTACGTGATTTAAAATTAACTGGATCTTTATATGATGATAGAAACTCCGCCGCTTTAATTAATAAAATACCGGCTTGGATTGTTGAAGAAGATGAAGTAAGAGGTGGTAGCACCGAAACCACATTTAAAAACACAATCCAATTAATTGCCAGTTATTTTGATAAACTTTGGCATCAAATTGATGCATTTAAGGATATTCAAGTTCCAGGATATATTAGTTCAAGCGCCCAGCCCTATCCGTTCAACCAGCAAAGAGTAGAAAGTCGCGGACTTTTTGCACCAGAAATTTTTATTGACGCCAGTATAATTGAGAGATTTCTTTCAAGAGACGAAGATAGGGATTACGAATTAGAACTTGTAGACATTAAGAATTTAATTTATCAAAATCTCTATAATAATATTACGCACATTTATAAGTCGAAAGGCAATGAAAAATCAATTAGAAATTTATTACATTGTTATGGAATTGATGAAGATTTAATCAAACTTAATATGTATGCTAATAATGCAACGTATAAATTACGACCAAATTATAAAGCAGCAGTATTAAGAAAGAAATATATTGATTTTAATCACACTGATAGAAGTATTGGAACTGTTTATCAATACTTAAGTTCTTCAAATTCAAATACTGTTTCATATATTTCCGGAAGCGATCATACGGGAATATATCCAGATCTTGAAGATTATTTAGGAGCAACTATTGAGTGTGAAGTGATATTCCCAACTCAGCATGCAGAAAATAATGATGGATATTATAATAGAACATTCTTTACTTCATCATTGTTTGGTTGCCATACGGCCATTCCAAACTCTGATCAGACCAACACCGATACATCATGGGCTAACGCCGCAGGTTCAATCGGATCCAGCGATTATGCCAATTTTCAAGTTTATGCGGTTAGGGCAGAACAGGAATCACCAAATGCGCAATTTTATTTAACTTCATCGGGCATGCCCGGTTTGGGGATTAAACTCACCAGTTCATTCTATAATAATCTTTATGACAGCGAAAGGTGGAACTTTTCAGTTAGAATTAAGCCATCTAAGTGGCCACGTTCTGATGGGGTTTCCGGTAGCGCATTAGATGATTTAACATATGATATACACTTCAAGGGTATGAATACGGTCTTAGATGATGTGGCACATAGTTTTGAAGTTTCAACATCAGTTAGTAATACAATTGGTAAAAGATTTATGCGCGCCTCCAAGAGACTTTATATTGGTGCGAGGCATACAAACTTTACTTCTAGCGTTGTTCAAGAAAAGACAGATGTTAGAATTTCTTCTTTGAGATATTGGACGAAATATTTAGATAATGTTACATTAAAAAATCATGCGATTTATCCCACATCTGTTGGAATTGGCAATCCTATGCGCAGTGCATATGGGCCCCTGCAAAGCTCATTAACTGGCACATATGTTCCAAATATTGACACATTGGCTCTTAATTGGGATTTTAGTAATGTAACTGGATCCGGAACCGCAACCGATTCCGCGACTGCAGATGCAAAATTCGTTGTACGAGACATTTCATCTGGATCAACATCGCTAAGTACAGGGCGCTATGATTGGTTAGGCAAAATAGTAAATCAACAACATTCTGGTCGAGGTGACTTTTTCTTAGGAAATAAGGATGATGTTGTTAAAAACGATTATGTTTATGCTGCAAAACAAACTTTACCGGAGTACATTGTTAGCTCTGATATGATCGAAAATGTTTTGCAAATTGATGATGTAGTATTCACCAGAGAATCTAGAGTAATGCAGCACTTTTTCTCAATTGAGAAAAGCATGTACCAAAGCATATCAGAAGAAATGTTAACAATGTTTGCAAATATTGTAGATTTCAATAATCTAGTTGGACAACCGGTTGATAGGTACAGGCCAGAATATAAATTGCTGGGCAAATTTAGACAAAGATTTTTCGAAAATGTTAGAAATACTCCCAGTTTAGATAAGTTTGTTGATTTTTATAAATGGATAGATGCATCATTGTCAATAATGATACTGCAATTATTACCTGCATCGGTGGTTGCTTCAGATGGCATTCAAACCATGGTTGAAAGCCACCTTTTCGAAAGAAATAAATATTGGACCAAATTTCCAACATTGGAGATGAAGGAAACAGATCCAAATACACACATGTTTGGAATTACTGAACATTTATACAATTGGAAATATGGACACGCTCCGTTGAAAGATGGGATAGGAACAGCCCGTAGAAACGGCGGACAACGTAATGGCTGTCTTTGGTGGAATCACCGCGCCGAACGAACAGATTTTCCATTAACATCTAAAGACTCTACAATTGACGACCATAAAGAAAAATATAAACGAGAACTTATTACACATGTTTCGGCTTCTGGCCCTACACTTTATTCTGTTAAAGATAGTCAAGTTTATTTTGGCTCAACTTATGCATTAAGAAGATTTCCAAAAATTTATAGAGAAAAAATTGATCAAATGGTCTCTTTGAAAGGCGGTGTCAATTTCCATAGAAATAAAAAAATTGATTTTGTAAATATCGCGACTTTGCCAATTGGTCCCTTACATACTCCCGCCGGCGGAGGAGGATCTGCAGGCATTCCATTAAATGTTCTGCTTACTTTCGATTGCGATGAAGCTAAGCTAAGAGATTGCAATGATATTTACGAACCTAATGATGTTCATAGGCCTTTTGAAAAGAAACACAGGCACTTTGCCGTTAGACACGGAAGGGACTGGGAGCAAGGTGGCGGATATGCTAATGTTAAGTCAGAAATAGCCTTTCCTTGCAATATTATTAGTTCTTCAATGCGATTTGGACACCTGCATGATTATAATGTGCACACTTACAAGAGGTTTGTAACTGGCGCTATTGTTACAAATCTGCACAATGATGTTTATGGAGAGGACAGAGAAAAGCCATTGCAGGGCCCATTTACTGAAAGATGGGTTGGTGGCCACCAATCACGACATATCGCACTTAACGAGCGCAGACCTAGCACGACTACATTTTTTCCCTTTAACTTGACTACTAAAAATCTAGACAACGTGTATACGCGCCCAGAAAATTGGTTTATCTTGCTTGGCGATTGTCAAGAATTGGAACCCTGCACAGATAATACTGGCGCTTTAGGATTTGTTGGCCCTGATTATCCTTATCCATCTACAGCCTCATGGTGGAATCGGGCAAACCCAAGAGCCAGATATTATCGTCTTAATGGACTTGGAGTTAAACGACCGGTCAATATTTCAAATATTCTTACCACAGCATCATTTGGAGGCCCAGGAGATCCTGCGGGTGGTGGTGCAACTGTATGTGGTAATTTTGAAAAAAATTATCAAGTGGTGCACACATGCGGAAGAAGTGCAAATAATTTATGGTTTAAAACACACGAAAGTGCCGCTGTACCATCGAGAGTAAATGACATTAATGTAAATGATGATGCGCTGCATGCAACAACAAACATTCATGGATTATATTCTTTAGGAACTGGCAGCGGAATAACTGCAATTAATGCTTTTCTAACTGGAAATTTTGGGATATCCACAAAGCGAACTGGTTTTAACAACTTTGCTCCCGACGAAATGCAAATTGCTAGCTCCAAGCGTGGCCACAATACAACAAATGCAGTAAATAAAACAGTTTTTGTAAACAGATTTTCTGCCCCAGGCGGCCCAGAGGTCATGACCGAGGGGTATTTAGACATACATGCTGGAGAAAATTCTCCATACAATGCGCTACCGTATAGAAATTTAACTGTTCGTGGTAGCGGTTCGGGTGAAGCCGGCTCTTATAGAATGGCAAATCATTTAACTGGTGCTGCAGCCTCCAGAGACGGCTTAAATACTTGGTGGAGAAGGCATAGCGCAAAATTTGGTGCTGATCCGATTCATGCAAAGTCATTTATTAATGGATCTTCGCTTGGGTATTTGGACGCGCCCACATATTACAGGCAATTCCATAGAAATAGCCGCGATAGAGTTGAAATTACCGATGATACCGGTATTCTCTCACCACTGCAATCCCGAGTTGGAACAGGCAACAAACAAAGATACGACAATGCTTGGATTCGCCACACTCTTCCGCAAAATGAATCGCAATATTCATGGATTAGCGCCTCTATTTTAACTGGTCAAAAAGTTTATGGCTACACTGCATATGATGGGGAGACGACTTCAAGCTATCCAATCTTAGATCAGCAGATTACCAGCAGCGATCTTAGGTGCGGAACGGCATCAGCCGGAACGCTCTTCGGCACAAAGGTTCATCAAGATTTTGTAGGATTAAATACTTTGACGCGCGACGGGATAACTGGCTCTTATGACGGGGGTGTGCACGCTACCGCATTAATTAAACTAGTCTCGACCGGGCCAACAACTGCTGAAACGCTAATCATTGAGGATGCATCGGGAAATCCACCGGTTACATTTACAACTGACGATAGCGTGAACAGGGGTGATTCAACCGCCACCATCATTGGAATTGCAGACGTTGATGATTTAGCAAAATTCACAACCGCTGTCAGTGGCGCCATAGAAGCGGCAATAATAGCTGGAACTTTGGATATAGAAATTCGAGTCGCGAATTCTCCAAGAATTGGTTTACGACAAAATACTGCTGGTACCGTGGGAAACAAAACCATTACAGGCTCAGCTGTATTTATTAATGAAATTCAACCACTTATCTTTCAGGGAGGGTTTAACCCTCAGAGTAACATTCTTGGCCAGCCCTTGGTTAACACAAACCGTCGAGAAGAAGGAACGCTACCCGAGTATGTAAATACTAAATTTGCAACAGTTGGTGTTGGCGTCGGAGCAATTGCCACCGGTGATGCATTTAATGCTCTTATGCTTCATAGAAATGGTCCTTATGGCCATCCGACATTTAAGCAAATAAGGAATCACCAACATCAATTGGTCAGATTTCAAAATCAAAATAAATATGATCGTGATACAATGTATCGAGCTTCCGGCACTATCTTCACAACAGTCGACGGACCACCAAACACCATCTCTTTTCAATTTATAGATCCCAATGGATTGTTGAGGCAAGAAAGATTTATATCAAGTCGTGGAGATTTGCAAGTATTTGATAATACTATGTTTCCTAGTAGTAAAGATAAGCCACTAGTTTGGACACTTGGTGGATCCGATGGCAGTTTCGAAAATGCTTGGTCAAATATGTATTCATTAGAATCAACTTTTGGCAATGATTTAATGGTTTTTTCTAATGAGAAAATAAACAACATTTATGCTGATCAAATAGGAACTCGTTGCACTACAGACACATATGATCAAATTTATGGCCTTTACACAGTTGACCCCCTCGTGTCGAGCACTCCCCCCAATTCATTGATGACATTAGTATATAGCGAAGATATATATCCCGCCAATATTAATATGTACACCACCAGAGTCCGCCATCGTATGGATTATAGAAACGCATTTTGGAGAACTGGAAAGGCAGATAGAAACAGTGTAGGTGATCGTAAGCCAAATTCAATAGGTAACAATATTGTCCAAAGTTGCTGGCCGCTTGATCCATATGATGATTTTTCCACGCGCACAACGTGGTTATCGGCGTTTCCATCTATAGATGCAGAAAGTGCTGGAGAATTACAAAACAATTACACTTATGTACACAATATCGCCGGCGGAGATAAATTAATAGCATTAACGGCTTCAGCAAAATTGAATTATCCTATGATGATGTTTTCTACCGCATCTGTGGTTGTTCCCTCCGGTATGCTGCTATCCAACACTGGCGCCACTACGCCAACTACAAATCGTTGGAAAGGACAAGTCGGCAAAAAAGATCGTTCGGTCGTCTTTTCTGATGGTGGGTATTCAGCATGGCAGGCGCACGAATTAGCTGGATATATTGGTCAAGTAGAAACTACTCTTGGTAGAGAAGATGCATACGAGGCCACGACTGGATCACTAGGGTCGCTTGGAATTGGAGAAGTGGTACTAGTAGACGCGTTCGTCTCTGCTCCGGTGGAACCATGGTATGGAAGAACAAGAGGTCCAATTAATTTAAATGAATATTATGATGATTTTAATCAGGATTTAAGAGCTAAATTTAAAGATTATTCAATTGTCCCAGAGTTTAGAATTAGTGATCACATGGACTATTATATCAACAAAAGAGGTGGTAACTTCTTGGCTGATAATTTGAGATATTTTGAAAATGTTGGTCAGCCCACTCCAGAGCGCCTGCGTAAAGTTCCACAAAATAGTTCAAATGAGGACTTTTATAAGATTTATCAAAATTCTGATTTTATGAAACATTTTTGTAAAATTAATAAAGATCACGATTCCATAGCAGGGCCTACAGCAATTAAATTAAGTTGCAATGCTGCAATTAAATTCATACCATACGATAATTTTTATCCCGCACAAAGAGTTTTAAACATAGCCGCTGAATTTTCAAAGTCTTTTGGCGATCAAATAACATATGATGGTCAGGCGACTGCCGACAATGGCGGTAAGCCATATGTTAGCAGCGGCAAAGTTAATTCAAGAGCCGGCTTCAGAAATGTGCTAATGCCATTCTTCTCACCAGGGATTATGATGAATTCTGTTAAAGCCGGCATGGCGGTTGATTGGCCAATTATGCAATATGGTTCTAGAATTAGTAAGAAAGAATACGCTCCAGCAGCTACCCCAGGCGGCGAGTGGATGTTGACTATGGTATCCGGCACGAGCCTATGGGGTGAACCATTTACTTCCATTTCTGCCTCCGATACTAATCTAGATGTTTGGGACCAAAGAATACCTTTTGAAGCCTTAATTGATCCAAATACTTATTTGCCAAATATACAGTTTTTTGATCATGTACCACATCCAAGTGGGGCGCTTGGTGCTGTCGGCATTACCGCTTCCTGCCCATTTGTTGGCGGCGACACTTATAAGCTAATGATAGAAAACTTTTTAGCCGAAACAGTTAACTTCTGGCTCAAAGATAGTCAGCTGACAGAAATTACTTCTGCTCCTGAAGCTAATCTGAATTTGACTCTTACTAGTGGAACGCTTTTTGGTGCTCGCGTTTCAATGTATCGAAGTATGACCAAGCCAAGAGGATCTAGAAGGTGGAACAATGATAAAATCGGCGCCCAACTTTTTTCCGGATCCGCCATTAAAGCCGGTCTCCCACAGGATCCAAAAAATCAAAATGGATTAAGGGAAACCATGACAATAAGCTCTGATGCCTTCGGTTGGGGCCCGCCAGTGTCTGGTCGTGGTGGCCCCAACGATGGAAGCAATATTGCAACTGCAACAGCCGCTTCTTATTCTGGAGCGCTAGATAGTATAGAGGGATATAATGGAGCCTTTCAGCCTCCATATTATTTTGGAGAGGCTTGGGCCGACATTGTTTTCAAAGTCCCAGAGACAAAAACATATACTTTAGCAGAAATTCAAGAGACGGCATATATTAAATATTGGAGGGTTGACCCTGGTCCTTCAATGCACGGGGTTGGCAACGCAGGCGATAGTGGTGATGCTTATTCTGGAAGGCAATATGTGCCAAACAATGGAAACCCACACGCACTTTATGCCGGAAATAATATTAATGAAAATGTAATGCAGATTTCAGCATCAACAAATATGCTTAATTTAAAGAAAGTTTATGTTGAGGGGTTCGTTGAGACAGAGGCCATGGGCGATATGGGCACAGCGACAACATATCGAAGTGAGCTTTCGAATCAGTGGTCGATACAAATGAAGTGGGAAACTCCACATTTAAATTTCAACGACAAGACGATAAGACCCGTTAATTCAGATCATGGCCTAACGATCCCAACACTGGCATCCGAATCGGTACCCAGAGGCATTTGGAGACAATTTGGATTAATTCCACAAGGCGATGAAGGTGTTTATATTGGTATTAATGATATCCCAACAACGTGGTTAGAAAACAACTGGTATGCTCAATCAGGCAGCAATATCTATACCAGGGGAGCAAAAACCGGTGCAGACGGGCTGGACCCAACTAAGCTTGGTCGTTCGATGCAATCATTGGTAGATTTGCTTGGATTCGAGAAGAGACAAAAAAAGCTTGGCCAACTAAAAGAAACAAAAACCGTAAAAGAAGCCGTTATTGCTGTGCCATTTATTGAATGCGAAGGAACAAGAAAGTTTTTTGAAGTCGATAGAGAAACAATTGATATGGTTCTGAGTCCGACCGCTACGACTGCGCAGACAGCCGAGATGGCTTCAACTGGCGTAATTCAAAGTCAATTAGAAACTCCTGGAGATTCAATAGTGGAGATGGTTGAAAAAATGCAAAATTATATTTTTCCACCAAAAATGGATTTTTTGAAATACAGATCAATAGCTCCTTTTGCAATGTACATATTTGAATTTGAATTTGATTTTGATCAAGATGATTTGTCATATTTGTGGCAAAATTGTGCTCCAAGAGATTATAAGTCCTTCAAGGAGGCGACTGCAACGGTTTCTCATGAATTGCTGAGCAATGAGTTGATGGGCTTAAGCCAAAAAGAAACTGGAAAAGCTTTTGAAGACAAGGTTCAATGGATGGTTTTCAAAGTCAAACAACGCGCAGCAACTAGTTATAGCGCCTTGTCATCTGATGGAAAAATCGAAGTCAACACCACTGAAACACAAGTGGGCGATATTGGAACTGTTGGCACCTTCGAAGTCGCAGACTCTGCCGCAGATTCTGGTTATGATTATGGCTATAATTGGCCTTACGACTATTTCTCTTTTGTCGAATTGGTGAAAATTGAATCGAGTGTTATGTTTGGTGACACATCAGGCACGGCTGCAGCTGTCCGAGCCGGCGGCTCGCTAGAGCAGCTTCAGGCCGGCGCCGGCATTGCCGCCACCCAAGCCAGCGTTGCCGCCAATAGAACCCCTGGCTTGCGAGTGATGGGCACCGGAGGCCCTCGCGCCAGCTTCTCGCCCGGAGGCCCAACGAGCGTGCAAAGCGTAGGTAGCCGATTCGGCACCGCAGGATCGACTTACCAAGCAACAGGAATATCCTTTGGTGGCGGGAGCATAGGATAAGGAATGAATCATGTCGTTTTTTAATAAAAAAGAAGAAGTAATATATTTTAAGCTTACCCCATATGGCAGGCATCTGCTCTCTATGGGTAAATTTAGACCAAAATATTATGCATTTTTTGATGACAACGTTTTGTACGCACCAGAGTATGCGAATTTTGTACAAAAGCAAAATGATGTAGAAGGTAGAATTCAAGATGATACTCCATATACAAGGGCACAGCATTCTTATAGTGGCGTTGAAAGAAACTTGAATAGCGTAAGGAGAAACTGTATGACGGGTCAAAGCGAAATTGTTAGGGAACAACACGATGCAGATAAACACTATGTTATGTCGGCCCCGCTTGGAACTTCTGATATAGCATCAGAGTTTGCTCCTGCTTGGCAAACCATATTTTTGCGCTCTGAACTATCAAGCTCGGTTGGTTATTCAACTGGATCTTTTGCTACATCTCAAATACCACAATTAAATGTCAAAGTTCCATATGATATTCTTGTTGTTGAAGAAAACGAAGAGGCAAGCTGGACACCTAAAAATATAACATCTTATAAAACTGAACCATTTGAAGATGGTACGTCAATTGCAGTTGAAGGCGAATATGTTTTGCTTGATATATTAGAAAATAATACTGATTTTCTAAAAGACAATTTTTATATTGAAGTGTTTGAAGTAGAAATGGAAAATACATCAGGGTCTGCCTATACTCCTGGAGTTCGCGATTCTAGAAGACGAGAAAGATTAGTTCCACTTAGTTTTTTGAAAAGACCACAAGAAATTGTAGATGAAATATTGTTAGATGAACATGAAATCGAACAGATCGACCCTGCTTTTGAGTTAGATGAAACATATGTTGAATATTATTTTGATATTAAAACTGATAATCATATATCTCCCATTGAAATTTGTAAATCAGTACAAAGGTTAGAACGTAAAAATGTTTATTTAGATATTGGTCTCGATCCCGCCATCGTGTGCGAGGATCAGACAACATCTGCCAATATTAATATGACATATGGTACAGACATAACCGATGAAGATGAGGATCAATGTTAATTATAATACTAGTTATGCGTAGGATTTAAAACATGCCAACACCAATTGTAGAAAATGAGAAATGTTTACCTTGCCCGACAGCAATATTTAAAATTATTAAATGCCGCAGTTCATCTGAAATCTCAGACACGAAATCGGGTAGTGGATATAAAGGGGTGGCCGATATATGCAATCCACATGTAGACCCAGATATTAGTGCAGTTCCGATTACTGATAAATTTGGTAAAAGAGATTGGGTATTTCCTGGCGATACTGCTCCAAAGTTTGGCGGACCGTATGGCGAAGGTTTATCAACTTCTGAGCCATCTGGAGCCACAACACACGGGCAGCTACTCATTGATGTTGTTGTTTGTTTATATGATCGAGTTGATCCTTATGGCATGGCAGGCTGGTTTAAGAATGAAACATTAACAAAATTTATGAAATTATATGTTGTACAATGCACTAGCGCCGAT